TGATATTTTTGTTAAACAATACGTACACACCTGAAACATTAAGAGAAGATACAGAAAGAATTAGTTGGTTTTTATCGTAAATGGCTAATACATACACAAATTATAAGGCTATTCTTACTAATACAAACCTAACTACTTTGTATACCATACCAGCAGAGACTACAGCTATAATTAAATCTATACATGTAGCTAATGTTGATACATCAAATGACTGTGAAATATCAGTGTTTTTGGTAGACTCAGGTGGTACTAGTTATACATTACAAAAGAGTAGAGACATAGAAAAAGGATCTACACAAGAGATATTAGCAGCTGGTAATACCAGTCAAATATCATCGGATTCTGGCACCGCTACAGCAACACCATTGGTTGCTAAGGAGTCAGAGATAATTAAAATACAAGCAGAAAATGCCAATGATTTACATGTTGTTTTAAGTGTTTTAGAGATAACATAGATATTGCAAGGAGGTTAAAAAATGAGTATAAATGAAGATACTATCGTGGTTGCTGGGAAGAGAATCCCTAAGATAGATGTAGATACTGTTACAACTATCAAACACGCCAAAACAGGAAAAGTCTACGCTTCAGAAGAAGAGGCAACCAAAGATGTTCAAGATCCTGCTACCGACACAAAAGAAGAAGACATACAAAAAGATGTCGCCATAAAAGTAAATAAAATGCCCGATATATTTGGAGGGACTAGTTAGAACATGAATAGTAGCATGCAACAATATGAGACTGGTGGCTTGGGGTCATTTCAAGCTGAGGTTTCTAAACTTGCAGATTTAGGTAGATACGAAGACGCATATATTGCACATGTCGCTGAAGGCGAAACAGTTGTGCCTATGGAAGTCTTAGACTCTAATCCTAGACTAAAAGCTATGTTGTTTAATCAGATGCTAGACATGGGTATAAACCCTGAGAGATATATTGTAGGTAATGAATTAAATTCTATAAATCCTGTAACAGGACAACCTGAGTTTTTTTTAAAAAGAATTTTTAAAGGTGCTAAAAAAGCATTGAAAGATATTGCACCTTACGCTGGTACAATTGCTGGTATATTTGGTGCAGGGCCCATGGCTTCTGCCATAATAGGCGCAGGTGTACCATTATTAGCTGGTCAAGACGCAGGTGCAGCAATAGCTGGTGGTCTTGGTGGTTATGGTGCAGGCACAGCTTTCGGCACTAGAGCTGGTAAAGATTATGCTCTTCGTGACTTATTTAGTAAAGGAGATGAAGGAGGAATAGGAACAGCCTTTCAACGTGTTGGTGAAAATTTAGGTTTTGTACAAGAAGCCGCTGGAGAAAAAGTTTTAACAGAGGGTCAAAAAAATATTTTAGAAGCACAAGGAATTGATCCTACATCCGTTACTTACGATGATTTAGTGTCTATGGACATAGTGAAAGCCGCGGATCCTAAAAAAGCTGGACTAGGTGCATATTTAAATACTGCGGCATTAGCTGCACCAGCTCTATACACTTTGGGACAAGAAGAGGATTTAGGAGATCCAAAAGATAGATTCCCTGGATTTTACAATATATATCCTGAAAACACATATTTTGGTATGTTTGGTAATCGTACGCCTAACATAAATGATCCTATAAATGTAGCTGATGGTGGTATTATGGACTTAGAATATATGGATAAGTATGCAATGGGTGGTGAGTTTCCAAGAAGACAAGGTCAAATATCAGGACCAGGCGGACCTAAAGATGATTTAGTTCCTGCAATGTTGAGTGATGGAGAGTTTGTAATGACTGCAAAAGCAGTAGAAAATGCTGGTGGACCACGAGCCATGTATAACTTAATGAATAAATTAGATCCAGAGTCATCTAGAGGGGTAGGTATAGCATAATGGCTGAAGAGATAATTACGTATAGTAGACTAGCGCCTTATATAGAAGAAAGAGGTAAACAGTTATTAGCAACTACATTTGGAGACCCTAATGCTGTAAGACAACCAGGTGAGTCAGAAGCAGACTTTCAGGTCAGAAAATTTGGTAGAGCAGGAGTACCACAACCTATTGCAGGATTTCAAGTAGCAGGATTAACTCCAGAACAAGAACAAGCCTTAGCCATGTCACAACAGGGCATAGGACAGTTTCAACCTTTTTTAGAACAAGCAGGTGCTACTATAGGTGAGGGCATAGCTGCAACTAGAGGTGCAGGTAGAATGTTTGCACCCACAGCTGAAGGTGTACAAGCCTACATGGATCCTTATCAACAAACAGTAACTAGACAGGCATTAGCAGAGTTAGATAGACAAGCACAATTGCAACAACAAGGTTTAGATGCACAGGCTGTTTCAGCAGGTGCGTTTGGCACAGAACGTGCTGGTATACAAAGCGCAGAAATGGCTAGAAATTTACAAGATATTAAATCAAGACGTATATTCGAAGATTTATCAAGAAACTTTCAACAAGCACAACAGACTGCACAACAATCGTTTGAAGCACAACAAGGTAGACAATTCAATATAGGTCAACAATTAGCTGCGCTTGGCGGACAACAAGCAGGATTAGGTCAATTGTTACAAGGTTTACAGTTACAAGACATATCACAACTACAACAAGCAGGTGCTTTAAGGCAACAACAAAGACAAAATGTTTTAGATGCACAAAGGGCAACAGCACAATTAGCTGCTCAAGAACCTTTCCAAAGACTTTCATTTGCGTCTGGTATATTGACAGGCACACCAGCTTCTCAGATGTCTGTTCAACAGCAACCTTCAACTAGTCCTTTAATGCAGATAGCTGGATTAGGATTAGCTGGATTAGGAGCATATAAACAGTTTACCTAAATGAGTGTACTTGACAGAAAAATGTTTAAGAAAGTTGCCAGGCTTAAGCATGGTGGCAGTCCCTTAATTGATCACGAAACTGGTAATATAAAAGAAGCAAATCAATTAACAGGCATAGTACAAGGTATGGCAGACTTTCAACCATTTATAGATATGATGGGAGAAACTTTATATCCCACAAAAGATAGAGCAACTTTGCAACAAGAGGGTGCCGCTTTATTCGCAACAGATTTAAGCTCACAAAAAGAATTAATAGAACAGCAAAAGAAAGAAGATATTGGTACTGCTTTAATAAATTTTGGAACAAGATTAGCTTCAGGCAGAGGTAATAATTTAACTATATTAGCTGAAGCTGCACAAGCGACATTACCTGAATTTACTGCAGCTAGACGAGCAACTAGAAAAGAAGAAGCTGCTTTAACATTAGCAGAGCAAGAGCAAAGAAAACAAATAGCACAATATGTGTTAACACAAGAACAACAAAATCGTGTTAATCAAGCTAACTTAAAAACTCAAGCAATATTTAATAACTTAGGATTTTTTCAAGAAATAGCAAAAGCAAATCATCAAAAAAAATTAGACGCAACTACACAACTAATTGACTTAGTCGATACAAGGACAGGTAATCTAACAAAAGTGACTGTTGCAGATTACTTAGAAGATGCAAACAAACCAATAGGAGAAAGAATATACGCTTCAGAACAAGATTATGATGAACCTATGTATGTTTATGATTCAGTATTAGGTGATAATGTTTTCTTTACATCAAGAGCAGAATTTGCTGAGGCTAATAAAAAAAATCCGCAGAGGTATAAAAAAGAAAGAAATAATACTACAGATCCTTTTAAAGAGGTAACAAATATTTTAACAGGACAAATACAATACATACGTGAATCTGAATTAGATCCTAGAATACACTTTCCTAGAACTAATTTTGAGTATTTAGAGGTCTACGACAATGTATTAAAAAAACAAGTATATATGCCTAAAAACATGCCTTTTGATACAAATAGGTACATACCAACACCAGACCCTGTAACAGTAAAAAGAACTTTTTTTGCACAATATACAGACCCAGACTCTGGTGAACTAATACAAGATCAAGTACAAGAATTAACAAACGGTGAATTCAGAGTCAGAACTAGAAATTCCAACGGTGACATACTTTTACAAACTAATGGTAATCCTGTATGGAGCCCTGCTGGTCGAATAACAGATCTTGTCCCTATGACAGATGTTGAAGTATCTGAAGAAGCAATATTTAAACCTAAACAAAAATTAGAAATATTTGGAAAAATACAAGGCACAGAGACAAGCTTAAAAGCTATTGACAAAGTGTTATTTAACTTAGCTGAAGATCCTACAAGAGCTGGTATCGTTGGTTCTGTTAAAAATGCAATACAAATTGGTAAAGGTATGATTGTGGACTTGATCAGCGCTGAGGATCAAGACACAATATTTAGAGCGATAGCACAAGATATAAAAAATACTTACGAGGGCACAGATCAATACGTTGAGTTTCAAAGAATGCTTGATGCTAATTACTCAACAGCTAATGGTAAAGACGTATTTGGAGATAATTTTGACCCTGCTTTTGCACAAAATAAAGTTTTAGTTAACGCTATAGCTTATGCCGTAGCACGTGCTCGTAAAACTAGTGGTCGATTAAACTTAGATGACGTTAGAAATGCTAGAGAAACATTACAAATTACAGGATTTACAAACGCAGATCAGGTTACAGCTGGCTTGACTGAGATAAGAGATGAATTGTTAAATTATAGAAATAATCTAAATCAACAATTCGAATTGGTAGGTGGAGAGTTTCCAAGCTCTTATGTGCCATACAATGCCAATACTTCATCAAATCAAGAAATATTACCTTACTTAAAAGAAGATGGTGAAATAGGTATTAAATGGAAAGAGGCGGATGATTTATAATGGTTGATAATATTAAAAAACCCACAATCGGTAAATTTTTAAAAACTACTAGTCTTGCAGGTATTGTATATGAGCTAGGCAAAGAGGTTTTAAAAATAGAAAATGCTATGCCTACAGATAAAGAAGAGAGAGAACTGTTAAGAAAAAGCATTATAGATGGGAATTTACCAACTGTTACATATGATAAGGAAGGTAGACCTACTTACACACTAGGTAATAACGTAAATTTAAAAGATCATTTACCGTACAAAAAACAAACTATGTTTGGTGGCATGGAAGAGTTTGTACTAGTAGATCCATATGATGAAATATATGGCCCGATAGATGATGATAGTTACGAACTGACAGAAATGGGTTACAGGAAAAAAAATAGGCCTGGTATGGTAGAAAGAGTATTTAACGCTGCGACTAATGCTTATGAAGATGTGGTTCATCACACTCCACCAGAACTTAGAAAAGTGGTCGGTAATGTAAGAGATATTGTAGTAGAATCAGGTAAAGCACTTGCGAAAGGCATGAGTTTTAAATAATGGAACTTTGGAGTTACAATGAATGGAATGGTGGCAAAGAAGACTACCTAGGTAAATATGGTCTTACTGATGAAATGTTAATTAACAGATTTGGTGAAGTTGACATAAAATTAATGGTGCCTGATAAAACTATGTACCTAAATAGTGCAAAAGCAGACACGGTTGAGGGTGCAAAACAACTTGATGAAGAGAGATATGGTTTTGAACAATTTATAAATTTACTTAGAAAAGAAAATAAAATTGAAACACAAACACCAACAGCTTTGTTAACAGGAGAACAATTAGCTACATATACAGAACTGCAAAGATTAAAGAAAAACGCAGCAAAAGAAAAACAATTAATAGATAACCCCGTATTATATTTGTCAGATCAATGGAAAGCAGGTGTAGACGAAGATGATAGAAACTTGTTAACATTATTAACAGGCGGTGGCACTGAAAGTGGTAAAGGTATTATAGGCACTGGTATAGATATTTACAGAGGTAATCAAGGATTTGACGCACTAAAAAAATTAGGTATTGATTCAATACAAGGAGTCAAAGTTTCTGCTCTAAAAATGATGCCAGATTTGACAAAAGAAAATTTTGCCTTGATGGGTGAGTTGTTTGGTAATTTACCTTATTATTTTTACAACAAAAAAGGTTTAGCTAACGCATTTTTAAACCCATCAAAATATCCAGGTCAAGTAGGAGCTGTTGCAGGGTCAGCTAGTGCTGGTGCATACGGAGCATCAATAGCCTATGACGGTTTGAACGCTGCGATAAGAGAACTTAAAGATTTACCTGATCCATCACTATCAACAGATCCAAAAGTGCAAAATTTAAATAACGCTAAAAACGCTTTTGTATTTACGGGTGGAGCTGCAGGTTTAGAACCAGCATTTAAAAAAATTAAAAATTGGGCACGATGGTGGTATGGAGTAAAAGAGGGTTCAAATGCTGAACAATTGGCAAAAATGGCTTTAGATATGAAAGCACCTTTTGGTATTCAAAATGTAACGTCACAAGCTTGGGCTAAGTGGTACGGTAGAGTTGTTGGTGTATTTCCATTTATAGGGGCGCCCCTAAGAGCTTCAAAAGCAAAAACAGCCTATTGGGCAGACGAACAGTTAATGGCTAATCTTAATGAATTAGCCCCATTAACATCAGTCATGCATGCAGGTGGTTTTTTAACAGAAGAAGCTAAAAGAAAATTTGCCAAATGGGCATACATGAATGATCAGTTTTACAATGATTTTTATGTTAAAGCTGCAGCACTCGATGATGCAGTTGGTATTGGTAACGGTTATATTCCTACAGCAAGATTAAAAGAAACTGCAAAAAGTTACGCAGATCTTACAAGACGTGGAGTTGTACCTGTAGGAGATGGTCAAGTGATAGGAGGATTACAACAAGCACCAGATTTCGAACAATTTTTAATGAGTTTTGAGGGTTTACCAGAATACATAAATGCTTTTCAATTTAGAAATTTACAAAAAACATTCAATCAAAAATGGGGAGAGTACGCTAGTAAATATGGTGTAAAAGAAAATGACACAGCAGCATCTCATGCTTTTCCGTTTAAAAAAGCTTTAGAAGAGGGATTGAATGATATTCAACACTGGAGACTACCTGTTGGTCAAGGAGGTGTACCAGATCCAGCTCTTGTAAAACAAATGGAGCTTGTAAAACAATCTCTAATTATTGCAAACGAAAATTTTGCACCTATGGCTACTTTGTATAAGTCACCTGTAGCACAACAATTTTCACAGGTTGATAGAGCTATGTTTATTCAAGGTGCGGTAGAGAATCAAGGATGGATCTATGATGATCAATTAGCACAACAATTGTTTGATACTTTTTTTACAAGACCTAGTGCAAGAGCTTTAGAAGACTTAAGCAAAATAGTTACAAGAAACGCAGATCCAAACGCAGATCCGCTAAATAGAGCTGCTAGAGTTTATATGAATCAATTGTTTGAACAATCAGCTGATTCAATACCTTACAATATTAAAACTGGTAGTATTGAGAATTTAGCATTTCAACAAAAAGAATTTTTAAGTAAAGCAGGTGTAAGTCAAGAAGCTTTCAAAACTAATATTGTTACTTCTAATCCAGATATTAGAATGATTAATATATTCAATCCTCAAAAATTTAGAAATAGTTTAAAACTAGAAACTCAAGACGGTAAGCAGTTTATGCTAGAGCTTTATAGTAAAATGATTAATCCAGACACAGGAAGAGCGTATGGTCAAGACGGTGCTAAAGCAGCGTTAGAAAATTTAAACAAAATACTAGACATTGCACAAATAGGATATGATACCAAAATAGCTGAGACTGCACAGTTTGTTGCACGTAGAGCAGTATTAGGTGGTAGAGGAGCTATTTTAGGTGCATTCATAGCTACAAACTTTGCAGGTGGACCACTTGCAGGTTTGACTATGGCTTTTTTGGCTAGACATCAGGCAAAAATTTTATCTGATCCAAAAAAATTAGCAAATCTTGTTAACATGGCTGATGATACTTTAAGTGATAAAATTAGGAGATCTAACTATGTAAGATTATTTAGAGCAATATACCCAGGAGAAAATGATGTGCCTGAGGGATTAGACATAGATGACTTTGACGAAGTGCTGAACTTTATGTTAATGAGAGATTTTCAACCTAGTGTTACAAATGAGGATGTATCTCCTGCACCTGGCGCACCAAAAGAACTTAAAACATTTGAACCTAACTTTATAAGAGAGAACGCACCTGAAGCAGGACCTGCTGAGATTGAATTAATGGAATTTAAAAAAGAAAATAAATTATCTAACAATATGTCAAATGAATTTATTACGAAGGATAAACCTAAGTTTGCAGCTAATACAATATCTAGTCCTTTTAGACCTATAGGTGGTAACATGTCTGACGCTAAACGTGCAGCTTTGGCTGGTGGTAATTTATATGAAGCTATTGCAACGGCAAAACGAGGTGGTAGTATAAACAAGCAAGGTATTATGTACTTTGCAGGAAGGAGGAGACCATAATGACAAAAATTCAAAAATTATATGTTGGTGGAACACCTGCTGGTGGATTTCGATTTACCGATAAGGGTAAAAATGTAAGCACTGCAAATCAAAGAGTCCGTAGTACTCCTGAAAAATCAAGAGAAGATCGACAAAAAGATATTGGTAAAATAATGAAAGAAATGCGTGAAGATAAAGATTTTAAAAAAAAACGTAAAGAATTTGAAAGTAAAAAAGAAAACCAAAATGAAAATAGACAACAGCAAGAGGTAAAAGGAGCACAAACTACTGACTTTCTTGAAGATTTAAAAGATGCATACAAAGCTGGTTTATTTACTGGAGGCACAAAAACAAAAGAATTTATGGCAAAGTATAATCTTGATCCTTCTGATATTGTTAAATTAAGATCAGGTATAGATAGGGGCTTAGGAATAAATATGAGAACAGGCACTAATGTTTTAGAGGACATTGTAGGAAATCTACAACAAGAGGGTATTTTGAGAGATTTTGGAACACCTAGTGGAAAAGTATTTAAAACTGCACAGGATGTTTTTGAACCAGGCATGAAAAAAAGCAATATATTTTTGCCTTTTGAAGATCCACAAAATATTTTTGAACAAGGTGCAAACCTAGCCACTCAATTCAATCCAGCCGTAAACTTACTTGCAGGAATTTTTGGTAGTAGTGCTGCTCAGAGAGCTACATATTTTGGTAAAGAGAAAGGTCTCAAAGGCGAAGAATTAGATAATTTTGCTGCAGCTGTAGCTAATGATCGTAATCTTTATAATCAAATGATGTCAACTCCTTTGATGCAAGATTATGAATTAAATGAGTTCAGAGCAGAGGCTAATAGACAAGCTATGGCTAATAGACAAGGAAAGGGTGACCCTGATCCAATATCAGGTACACAGCCAAATGAGGATGACGAAGGCACAAGCACCACGAATCCCGGATCAGAAACATTTACTCCACAACAACAACAAAACTTTTTTACTTTTTTTGATCCAAGTATCGGTAGGTATAGATCAGGTAGTTATGATGATTACTTAAAATTTGTAACAGTTAAAGACGGTGGTATTATTAAACTACAACAAGGTGGAGCGTTACCTAATGCACCAGGAGGTGTGGCTAGTGAAAAAGTAAAAAAAGAATTAGATGAATTATTTGATGCCAGAAAAGAAATACAAGAATTAGATGCACCTACTGAGAGTGAAAAAAAAGGAGCACAAATGATCATGTCTGATATTGATGATAAAGCAAAGGCAATATCTGAAAGAGCACAAGAAGGTATCATGAGCAGACTTAAAGATCAGTCAGCAAGAGATATTTTTATGGCTAGTAATCCTGATATAGGACCACCATTACGTGAAGATTTAAAATTATTACCTAGACTAAAAGATTCTGGTATATCATTGTTGATGGAGGCGTTGAGAAAATCAGATATATCTACAGGATCTGCAAATCAATATTTAGAAGAAGCTTTAAATAACTTCGTAGCTGCGGGTATTATACCACCTAATACAAGCTATAATCAACTTACAGATCCTTTCAAAGACTTAGTCACTAGAGAGGCTGCTAGGATAGCTGAAGCAGAGAATATGAGACAAGAAATCAATATGTTTAAAGAACCACGTGGAAGAGGAGGATTTAAATTAGAAGAACCTATATATGAAATGCAAGAGGGTAAGCCAGAAGATTTTGAACAAATAAATCCTGTATTAAAAAATGCAAGATTTCCTCCAGAACCTGATAGATATAGAGTAGCAGACGGTGGTATTATTGGTTTGAAAAAAGGTGGCATGAATGATATGATGGATGCCGACAGTCTAATGTTTAAAGATCCTTCTGATGAAGGAGAGTGGGAATACAATGTTTAGTTTTAATAGTAAAGATGCCATTTGGTTGGCAGGTATAGTATTGAGCTTCGGTGTTACATGGGGTATGTGGTCGGAAAGACTTAATGCCATAGAAAAAAAAGCAGATGCTGTAGCACAAATGCAACAAGACATAGCTGTTATTAAAACACAAATTGTAGCCATTGATGATAAGATGACTTGGATGGAAGAGTTTTTAATTAAGAATTATAAGGAGTATTAGAAATGGATATGGAGAGACTTTTGGCGTCTGTACGTCATAATGAAGGTTACCGCAACAAGGTTTACCTCGACACACTGGGAAAGAGAACTGTGGGGGTCGGGCACCTCTGCGTTGAAGATTTTTGGGAGGATGACAAAGAATATGAAGAGTCATTTTTGATGGAGATATTAGAAAAAGATTTAGAAAATGCTATATCAGGTGCTGAAGAGTTGCTCGGTGAGTACACTGTACACGATCACTGTAAAGAATTATTGGTTGAGATGGTTTTTCAGCTTGGAAAAACAGGCGTCAGTAAGTTTCGTAACATGTGGGCAGCTTTAAAAGAAAAGACACCGCCAGATTATAAGACGGCGGCGGCTGAAATGCTCGATTCTCGTTGGGCTAAGCAGACCCCGAATCGTGCAAAACGCATGTCGGATATAATGGCTAGTTTAAGTTAGGAGGATATCATGTGTACTTGTTGTGAACATTGTAATGGCGAATGTATATGCAGATAGATGAAATACATTCTAATAATATTTTTGTTATTCGCAGGTAAGGCCTGGAGTGAAACAAACACCGTGTCTAGCACGGTAGTAAATAACACGCCACCAACTGCGAATGCGCCAGTTCTGCCCAATTCTAACAGTGATATTTGTAAAGTTGGCATTGGCGGAGCAGTTCAAAATAATGTATTAGGTATAGCTACAGGCGTTCTTATAGACGATGAGCTGTGTCAGCTTCTTAAGCTATCTCGCTCTCAGTTCGCCTAC